GTTATGCCATCGGTCGTGAGATTTTTAACGTGCCATATCCACTCGCGCGGGAAATCTATTGTCTTGGGTATTTTCGTGCTTTGATCGGTGTCGTATGTGTACCGGTAGACTATCTGCCCCTTTTCTCGCTTTACGTCCATGCGCGAGGGCATGAGGGGGATTAACTCAACGATATTGCCGGATGTATCATACAGCTTGTACGAATACTTGTTTCCCCTGAGAGCAAGACTGGCTTGCCCAAATTCCCTAAATTCAAAGGCGTTCTGTTCGTCATTGGGAGAATCGTGGAGGATAGGAAAAAGCGAGTGACCGTCCGCGATATCCTTTCCCCCACTTTTCCGTTTCCGGTAAACCATGAGAGGAAGAGAAGCAATGGATTCAGAGAGGATCTTGACACAGAGAAAAACTGTTGATGTCTTTAATGCTGAATCGGCTGTTACATTCGCGCCGGAGGCTGTGGTGTAGCCATTGGAACCGAGAAGCGTATTAACCCAGATGTTGGGATCGCTGACGCTTCCCCGCTTTTCATAATTCAGTAATCGTAATAGTCGAGAGAATACTCCCATTGAATAGGAGTATGAAGAAAACAACTACTTATTTCTGAACAGAGAAACACAGTTTGCAAACTATTTTAAGATGTTGATTCTTCCAATAGTCTGATAAGCGAATCTCTTGTGATCCTGAGTGACGAATGACCCAGTTTAATACCGTCTATTTTGGAAAATTCCACAAGGTAATAAACCTGTCTTGGGCTGCACCTTAAAAAGTCGGCTGCCTCTTTCGGTGTGACAAGTCTTTTATTCGGTAGATCGCTAAACGTACTTTCACCCATTCTCACCCCCTTGTAAAGATGATGTTTTCGCACTTGATACCTTCCTGCGCCCGCCTGACCCGTGAATGGTTTTTAAGCCCGTTAAATACATTATCCGTTGTAAATCCGCATTGGATAATTCTTTCTCTATGCAAAAGATAGTTATCGGTTGTCGTGTCGAATTCAACCAGGATTGATTTTACCTGTGGTCTGCTTATTGTGTAGATCATACCGTCGATGATTTTATCTTCCTGACCGTCAACGTCGATTTTAATATGGTTAGGGAATGGCAGCAGGGTAGAAAGAATATCAACCGTAAAGACTGAGGTTTTTCCGGTCTGGTATGTTTCTATCTGTCCACCCGATGAACCCGTTTCGTCTGAAGGTTCGTTGAAATATGACCGTCCGAAACGGTTTGATAAGGCTATGTTTAGTGGGCTCATGTTCATGAAGTTGTTTAACTTCATGTTTTCATATAGGCGGGAATAGTTCTTCTCTGAAGGTTCAAAGGAGTAAACGTGACCATGCCGATTGATAGAACAAAAATATAACGAGTAAATACCGATATTGGCACCGATGTCATAAAATATGTCCAGAGATCCGAATGATTCTACCCATGCAATGGTTTCAGGCTCTTTGCTTTCAAAAGTCTCGGCCCTATACTTCTCTATGTCCGTTTCGGTTATCATCTTGAAGGGTAACGTCATATCTTTACCTCCGGCAATACTGCCAATTTACGTTTGATAAGCTCTTCCGCGAGAATCCAATCTTCAAGAGTGTTCAGGTCGTATCCCTCGTAACCCTGAGTGAAAAATGGCTGATACAACATATCTATCCCGTTCTTTTTTTCAACCGATCTTATTTCAAGACTTGCATTTTGGATATAGACCGTTGGCAAATCCTGAGTGGGCAATAAGTGATGGTTGTTATATGTGTCGATTAAAGGCCGGATAACGTGTGCATCGCCCCTCCATGCCTTATGTGGGTGCTGTTTAATGGGTTCAATGGCCTTCATGCAACACCTTCCTCCCCATTCGCCAAACGCCCTCCTTATAGTTTCCCCCGTGCGAAATGGGCTTGTCGGTCTGAGTATGGCAAAGGCATCATATACCCTGCCGACCTTCTTTAATATAGTTAGGGCGTGGGTTATCCATTCCACATCGGGGCTCGTGTCTGTGGCGTATTCTGCGGGGCGCTCAATATAACCGGCGCCATGATATACGGCAATGCTTCCAACCTCGAAGTTATCTGTTGATACGGCTATTTCATCAAAGATACCTGAGTCCTTCGCGGCTTGGATAGTGTAGACAATCAGGGGGAAGCCATTGAGCGTCTTGATATTCTTGCCGGGTAATCTTTTGGAACCTGAACGGGCAGGGATGAGGGCAAGTAGTTTCATCAAGGCACCTCCAACCATAGCCCACCCTTGGTAGTGGGCAAGATTCTAAAAAATGCATCGATGTTGGCAGCTTTCCACAGTAGAAAGTTGGGCATTTCACTTGATTGATGACTTGCACCAATATTGACAACCCCGTGTACATTCAATCCAGCAACATACCCGACAACGATACTGTCAGAAAGGTTATTCCACATCTGATCAACCGCCCTTCGATAGAACGCCCCAAAGGTATGGCAAATAGGTATCTTACCAGCGAGCGCGAGGCCATTAGCCATTGACACCATATGTGCCTCAGAGATACCGCATTGGATATATCTATCAGGGAAGGTCTCTTTGATGATCGTCAATCCAAAATCATGCTCAAGGTCGGCATTGAGGGCAATAATACGATCATCCTTTTCCATTGCATCGAACAACGCGAGTGGATAGGTCATGTCCTTATTTTTCTGTTTGCAGAGATAGGAATTGTCGTGGAGCCATTGGGTATGGTGGACGATTAAGATTCCATCCGGTATGTCAAACGTTTCATCGTTCATCCGTGGGTTTATTTCCCCGCTATATTGATGGTCATTTGCGTCAACGTGTATAATGACATTCTTGATATGGTTTGCGGCTATATACAAAAATGCTTCCCAATTCTGCCCTTCCTGTAATTCACCGTCACCAACCAGTACATGATAAGTCTTATCAGGATTGGCATATGCAAGGCCGAGCGCCTTTGATATTCCCATACCGAGGCTGCCGGATGAACAGAGAACACCCGGCACATTTAACTCAGGATGACCTGGAAGGCATCCCCACTGTCTGAATCCTGATAAGTCTTTGATATATCCGAGGTCATAGAGGATTGCATAAAGGGCGGGAGCGGCATGGCCTTTTGACAGAATAAATTCATCTGGTTTAACGCCCTGCTCATAGAATAACGGGTACATGATTTCAAGGGCGGACATTGACGAGGCATAATGGCCGGAGCCTGCTGTTTCGATCATGGTACAAATAAGGGATTCGAGTTGTTTGATTTTTACCATGCTGTATACCCCGCATCGACTAAAACAGTCTGTCCGGCGAATTCTTCACAGCAACAGGCAAAAAGCAGAGTCTTTTGTATACTTTCTTTGCTTATTGGCCTTCCCATCGGTACATTTTTTAAGAACTTATCAAGAAAGGTCTTGTTGAGTTTTTCACCGTCATAGGGACCAAAAGCGATTGTCACGCATCGGATGTTATACCGTCCATACTGTACCGTGATGCTCCTTGACAACTGCATGAGTGCCGATTTTGAACAGTTGTAACCGACCGGCTTTTCAAAATCTTCATAGTTCCGGTAATCCGCGCCGATGAAACCCTGTATGCTTCCGATATTGACAATGACTCCGCCGCCATTCTTTATCATGCCGGGGATAACCGCCTCGCACATATTGACGGCGCCGCCGATGTTTACCTCCATGATCTTATTGAAATTGCCGAAAAATGTTGAACCAGACCCGGGAGGGTTATCGATACCGGCATTGTTGATGAGGATATCAACAGAATCACATTTCTCAACAAAACCCTTCGCCTGATCTTTGTCGGTAACGTCCGTCGGTAAATCGAATTGATAAACAAAACACCCCGCATCACCGAGAGTTTGACCCCATACCGGCCCCAACTGCCCCGATGTTCCTGTTACAATAGCTTTCTTTCCGTGTAAGTCAAATAAGTTCACGTTTTCTCCTTTACGTTGAGTATTTTTCAAGCATATCTGCCATGATAGGCGTTTCAGGTAACAGACATACTTTTGTTGTTTTGCCTATGATTTCATCATAGTGATAGGGTTCGAGACCATCGGCAGGTATTTTAATGGCAATATCATCCTTGCCGATGGTTTCTCCAGCGTTAATTACTCTTGCCGCGTATATTGCGTTTGACATTTTCTTTATGGGTTTTTCCTCGGAAGCAAATCGAACCGTCTTTGGAATACCCTGCATCCGGTGGTGGTCTTTTAAATCCTCACAGAGTTTTTCAAGCCCGGTGGGTTCCAGGCTAAACGAGTGATCCGGCCCCTTTGCCGATCTATCAAGGGTAAAGTGCTTCTCAATGATTCTCGCGCCGTTATAATATGCCCCGACTGCCGTTTTTATGCCTGGGTGATGGTCTGACAGACCGATGATAATATCTGGATATCTCTCCATCATGTCCTTGATTGTCGATAGGTGCATTTCCTCTGTTTTGTTCGGGTATGACGCAATGCAGTACAGAAAGCAGAAAGACGCTTTCTTTTGCTTGAGGAAGTCGTATACCCTGTCAATATCCTTTCTGCCCCATCCCCCCGTTGAAATTATTATAGGTTTGTTAAATCCGGCCAAGACTTCAATTAGCGGAGAGTGAGAAAGACAACCGGATGCCGTCTTATGAACAGGGGTTCCACACTTTTCAAGGAAGTATGCAGAGTTTATATCGAAAGCCGTGGCAAATAGTGTTAGATTCCTAATGTAAGCATAATCAACCAGCTCCATATATTCATCTTCCGAAAACTCAAGGGCATATTTATGCTCTCCATACGTCGCGCCGAAAGAATTAGCATTATCGTATGGTGAATCCAGCAATTTTTGGGTATAGGCTGATTTTATGTCTTTTTTCTGTAATTTCAGCGCATCTGCACCGCAAAAATGTGCTTTTTTCATCATTTTCTTGCAAATTTCCACATCTCCCTGATGATTATTGCCGATTTCAGCGATCACATACATATCAGATTCCTGTGTTATTTCCCTCCCTGCTATCGTAAAACTTCGCATTTACACCTCCTTATAGCGTTAAAATTCCTCGTTCTTCATAGATCGAGGTTGTGTCTGTCTGTAACATTGCTCTACCCCATGCCATAAAAAGAGCTACCATACCGTCAATCTTCTCTGTTGCCTTCTCTTTGTCCGGCGCCATATTCCCGTTCTGATCTTTACGGGTTACGAGGTTATCCGCGCACCATCGCAATACCGGATGTCCTCCATGTCGTATCTGGCTGGACATTAGTTTGACAAGAACATCCTTCATAGGCTCATTGAATGTCTTAGGACCCTGCCTCATTTCAACCATCTGGAAGCCAGTTTCACTATTCGACCCGTTTAATTCAGCCATAACCTCTGTCGCTGTTTGTTGCGCGTTCCATGAGTCAAACCCTATCTCTCGCATATCATAATCTTTGGCCGCTTGGAAGATGTCATTCTTAATCCAGTTGTAATCAATGACATTGCCGGGCGTGGCTGTGATAAATCCTTGCTTCGCCCATATGTCATACGGGACCTTGTCAACACGGGAACGCTTCAAGATTCCTTCCTCGGGACAGTAGAACTTACACAGGACATCCCATTGATCGCTGCCCTCAATCGGCGGGAATACTAACAGGAAAGCCGAGAGATCTATTTTCGATGACAGGTCCAGACCGCCATAACAAGTACGACCCTTCAATGCTTCAAGGTCGGGTGCAACATTGCAAGCATCCCATTTGTCCATCGGGATAAAGCGGGTCAATGACTTGATAGGTATATTCAATCTGAACCGCAAGAAGTTCTGAAAATCAGAGGGATAGTTCTTTGCCTCGTTATAATCCTGTCGAATCTTATCAAGAGTGAATATCTGGCCCAAAGAAGGATTTACCCGCTTCCACAGTTCCTCATCGGCTGGATCATCTTTTTCAGGATCCGCAAGGTAAAGAACAGGAAGCCAGCGAGGATCGTCGATAATGCCAGCTTTTACCTGTATAGCCCTTGTCCGTAATTTCCACCAGATAGAGTTCACATCATAAATACCAGCGGTTGTGATAACCAATACCACCTGTTGACGGCGGGCGTAATCTGTGCCAGCGGTAAGGACATTGTAAAGTTCATCGTTCGGGTGTGCGTGGATCTCGTCTATGATGACACATGAAGGGTTTAACCCGTGTTTAGTGTATGATTCAGAGGAAAGGACCTGAAGAAAGGAATTTGTCTTTGCATAATAAATCCTTTTGCGCGAGTCAACCAGCCTACAGTGTTTGGAAAGTTCCTCATTATTCCTGACCATCGCCGTTGCTGCCTGATATGCGAGCCCTGCCTGTTCCCGGTCGGATGCAGCACAGTAAACCTCGGCGCCCTTCTCACCATCGTTGGTAAGCATATAAAGGCCGATTGCCGCGATAAGCTCAGTATTATGTGTAGGAATAAACCCGCGCCCACATAAATACAAGTTTGATGTTGAATTGACGGCGATACACTTAACCGGGCATGATTCTACTTCTTCTATTGAAATTATTTGACGATACTGTGATCGAGGACATTTAGCCGGTAGAGGTCGTAACCTGTCTAATTTCCGTTTTACAGAAAATATATTGTCACTTTGGAAAGCAAAGAACGTAATACGATATTTCAATCCACATGGCTTTCCGTTTATTGTGGATATAGCTGTCTTTAAATTAGGTTTGTAACCGAGAGTTCGAGCAAGCTCTATAAACCCATCACGCAATTTATCGCTTGTGGTTGTAAATTCACATTGTCCAGCCTTAGAACAATAACCGTCTGTATCCATAAGACCGCGTAATAAAGAGAGGCGTTGATTGTGCGATGACCTTAGATATTCATTAGGGATATGCTTATTTTTTATTAATCCTATTTGTCTGAGTTTTGCCTGTACTCCCTGCCCCTTGCCGATACAATACGTGGGCGCTCTATTCAATCCGCTTTTCCATGACGACACGTTTAATCCATCATTCTTAATTCCATTTAATATTTCTTCATCACAACAAGTAAGCCCGCTATTGTACGAATTGCCGTCCCCTAACCATACACCAAGTGTATATGGCGGTATTGGTAAATCCTTATCAATGCACTGAATTGGAGCGGATGTTTTTATTTTAAATGTTTTGCACTTACCCCCGTGAGATGTTAATTTATTGTCCATTTCTTCGGTTGTTTTTATAGTGTCTTCATATTGTACTCTTGCACCTTTTTTATAGGTATCGACCAATTCAGTCACAGACCATTTATGATCCGCGTCTGCAACAATCTTTTCTCCATCATTAAAAATAACTTCGTAGCATTTTCTATCTGTCATAACAGGTGATACTCCCACCACTTGACACTGGTTTCCCATTTCGTCAAAAATAACGTCCCCCAATTCAATACCATTCAATTTTTTCCAACCATCCGGCGTGGGGATGTCTGTATTAATATCAAGTGCTTTCCCGTTCTTCTTCGGGATCTCAACGTATGCTATCCGGTATTGCCGATATCCTTCATCATTGATCGTGCCAAATAAGGGTTTTATAAGTTCATCCCATTGCCAGGGTAAAAGTTTAAAAGGTTTCCCGGCCCACTCACCCTTTGAATAGGTGCAGTATTTCTCTATGAACTTCTTAACCCTTTCGGCTTTCTTAATCTGTAAAGAACTCATCTTTCTCCTTTTCTGCTTCTTCATCAAGACCGAAATCTCCACGGTTAGATAATGGCGTGAGGTAAAATTGCTTGCAATAGTCGAGAAAGCGCTGAGAATATTTACGTTTTAAATCCGACAGTGCAGATTCTTTCATACTTTGTGTTTCGGTCCCGGCGCGATTATCCCACTTGTCATCGAGTTGTAGTAAAGATTGGTTTGTTTCGTCGATTGCCCGGTTAATTCCCACAAGGCGACTATAAAGATCACATAACTCAGCAAAGGCATCTTCAGAGAGAACATTAAGATGTCCACGGTGAATCAAAGTGGGTGCAATCTTATCCCAATAGGCCGCTGCCACGTTGTTTAATCCATGAGGGCGGTTGATAGGAATACCGGTAGGCACACCAAAAACCTTCTTGGCCGTTTTTTTAACTTTAGCAATAGGAGTGGAACGCAGTGAATTTTCATAGTTTTTCTTACATTTGGCAGAGCAATACTTCTTTCGCTGAGATCCCTCAAATTTCTTTTTACAGAACTTACATTTATTGGTCATTTAGTGCGCTCCTGAGTGCGGAAGGAACTTTTTTGAGTGCGAAATCTCGCGCGTGAC